GCTCGAAACAGGCTTGTAGATGGCATGGTCGGGTATCTGTGCTCGCGGAATCAGCCTTGGTTCTCGCTGGGGATACCGGGCAAATTCAACTTCCCTCGAGAGTCGGGGATGCGCTCATGGATCGGGAAGCGCGTCGATTCCTATCCTCAAGTTCAAAAGTGGTTGCAGGATTCTCAGGACGTGATGTACTCGGCGTTCAACCGATCCAACTTCTACGATGTGGTGACGGAGTTTATCAGCGATGGATCCACTTGCGGGACGGCACATCTTCTAATCGAAGAGGACATCAAGAATTCCAGCATCGTCTTTTCCGTGCCCCACTTCCGCGAGTGCTTCATTGCCGAAAGCCAGTTCAAGAAGGTGGACACGAATTACCGGGTGTCTAAGGTTACTCTTCGGCAACTTGCACAGAAGTTCGGCTGGGAAGAAATGTGCAAAGTCGAGCCAAATTTCAAAAACGATTACGAATCAAACATGCACTCGGAGCGCGACATCTTGCACGCGATCTATCCCCGTGAGGACTATACTCCGGGAAGAATCGACGCGAAGAGCAAGCCATGGGCATCGGAATGGGTCTATTGCCGAGGCGGTAAAATCCTCGTTCCGGGACGAACCGACACTGCTTTGGGGGACGTTAAAAACACTCTCGTCAAAGAGGGCGGATACGACTCCATGCCCATGATTACATGGCGCTGGCGCAGGAACGATGATGAGGTTTATGGAAGAGGTCCAGCGCATGATGCCTTTGTTTCCATCATGTTATCGAATCAGATGGGGAAAACGAATCTGATCACGGCGCAGCGGTCTGCCGAGCCTCCTCTAGTGGCGTACTCGGACATGCGCGGAGCCATCCAGCGCGGCCCAAACGGTGTTACCTACATAGAGTCTAACCGGGGTGACATGCGTACCCGGATGCCACAGCCGCTACATACTGGCGTGCAAAGCCTTCCCTTCAACGTCGAGTTTCAGGACCGGGTTCGGCAGGTCATCAACGAGCATTTCCACACCGACGTATTTATGATGATGAGCCAGCTTGCCAGCGCCGGACAGTCGGAGCGCATGGTTGTCGAGCAGGTTCAGGAGTTGCAGGGAGAAAAGGCGGCAATCCTCGGAACCAGAGTCGGAAACCTTCAATCTGAGGCGTTCGATCCAATTATCAGCCGCGTCTATGCGATTGAGTCGGAAGCAGGAAGAATCCCCACCGCGCCGGATATTCTGCTTGAATCGATTCATGGTCCCGTTGAAATTCAGTATCTCGGACCCTTGGCGCAAGCGCAAACGCGCCTGACGACGATGAGGTCGATGCAGTCATTCCTGCAGGTGGTAGGGCAGCTTGCTCAGGTCGATCCGAGCGTCATTCACGCGATCAACGGTCCAGAGTTCCTTCGGATTGCAAGGGACGCGCTCAACGCTCCAGTCGATATCGTGTACGACAAGAAGACGTTTGACGGAATCTTGCAGCATCTTCAACAGATGGCACAGCAGCAACAGACTGCCGAAGTGGTACCGAAGCTGGCCGGTGCTGCGGCCAAGCTGGCAAAGGCCCCAGAGTCAGGAAGCATTTTGAAGCAGTTGATGGGTGGCGAAGGAGAGCAAGGTGGTTGAGCGCGACCCAGCTCGTGAGATGCAACAGCGGTATCGCAACGTCTTTGCCAGTCCTGAGGGAAGAATTGTTCTCGGTAACATATTGACTCTTGGACATTATGGTGTAACTTTAGACTCAGAAAACAGGGATCAGGTGGCAGAGTATAATTTCGCTCTAGTCATCGCAACATTGGCCGGAGCGTTTGATTCGATCCATCAGCAACTCGGTATGACCGAAAGAGGAGAATGAGATGGCAGGTTCACCGCCGAATTACGATGATGTAATGATGCCGGGTGCTGGTGGTATTCGAGTCCCGACTGAGGTCTTTGGAAGCGGGGGCGCCGGAAACCCTGGCGGAACCTTCGCGCTCACCAAGCAAGTCACCATCGCCATGGGAGTTCTGGCGGCGGCGGCGACTGTGAATCTGAATCCGTCGCAGACGGCAGCTTCGGAAATCGTTGTGACCGGCAGCGGGGCCTACGCCACCACGCTTGTCCTTCCGGGAGCGTTCCCCGGTGCGGTGTTCGTTCTGTACAACAACACGGCGAACAATGTTACGCTCAAAGTTACCGGACAGACAGGTGTTACGGTGGCGACCGGGAAACGTGCGGTGCTGGTCTGCGAAGCGACCGACATTGCCCGTGTGACTGCCGACACGTAAACTGGGAAAGGTAACCAATTGGCAATAGAGACAGTACGGGTTCGAGTGGCGATGGCTCCAAGATCGCAGCCATTCGACGAGTCTATGGATTCCCTGAATACTGCTATCCGAGTGGCGCAGATGGCGGGGTATCGGATTCTCTTCGAGAAGGTTAGGAGAGGATGCCCAGGATTTCAGAACGCGGGACCGATCCTGGCGCACATGCTGAGAGATGATGACACGCATCTCTTCATCGCCGCCGATGACGTGATCTTTCCGCCTGACGTTATTGTCAGACTGGTCAACGATGACAAGGATGTGGTAGCTGGAATCTATCGGAAGAATGTTCCTCTCCGAATCGAGCCAGCCAACTGTACGGCGACTGGCGATGAGTTCGTGGAGAAGTTCAGGAAAGGTGGTCTGCACGAAACCGAATATGCAGCAGGGCACAGCATGACCATAAAGCGGGAGGTGATCGAAAAGATGATTGCCGACTATCCCGAACTTGCCTACGAGGACTTTGGAACGAAGGAAATCCACTACGCTCTGTTCATGCCAATGATTGTTGACCGGAAGTGCTATCAGGACGATTGGTCATTCTCGATTCGGGCCAAGAAGAGCGGGTTCAAATTGTGGGATGATTACAGTTGCAGATTGAAGCATTACTGCTGTGAGTTCCTCGGATTCGAGGCACTGGAGGCTGCCAATGGCGGGTAACAGTCCCGGTAAGGGTGGAGCAAAGGGAAGTGCTCGCGGTGGCGGCAATGCCTCGAACGCAGCTCTACACGACGACGAAGACAAGTTGTCTCGCCGCAAAGTTTTGTTCAGCAAGTGGAAGGCGAAGAAGAGGCCGAATCAGATGATCGACTACTCGAATTCGCCATCAGCAAAGACGAAGTAACGAAAGGACTCTATGCCCGAAGTAGCAGAGCAGACTGCGACACCCCAGCCAGCACCGCCTGAATCTCTAGGATGGCGTGCGGGACTTCCCGATACCCTCAAACAGAACGAAGCCTTTGTTCCGTACAAGACAGTGGGAGAATTTGCCCAAAGCCATCTCGAACTGTCCACGAAGGCCGCTGATCTGGAAAAGAGGTTGACGGACTCCGTACCCAAACTGCCGGATGACGCGACTGACGAGGACCGAAGTCTCTACTTTGATGCTTTGGGACGACCCAAAAACGCCAGTGAATACGAGTTTGATGGGGAAGACAAGAATGCTCCCGAGTGGACGAATAGCTGGAAGCAGGAGTTTCATTCTCTGGGACTGACCAAGGCCCAGGCCAAAGCCCTGAGCGGGAAGTGGAATGCTCAGATGCAGAAGATGGTGGACGCACACAATGCGTCTATCAAGAATGAGATGACCGCAGCGGAAAGCAAACTCAAAAGCGAGTGGGGCGACAAGTACGAACCCAACTTGGAATTGGCTAAGCGACTTTACCAGAAGCATCTCGGCAGCGAGTTTGATAAGGACTTTGATGCAGGGACGGGAACAACCCGTTTCAGCACCATTCGGCTCCTTATGAAGGTTGCAGCCTTGACTGGCGAGGATCGTTCTCCGCAGGCGGGGATGAGTCAGACGGCGAAAGTGCCATCCGGCATAATCAACTATGACAAGAGTCCTGCGCCTCCACGAAGGTAATGGAGAATCGCTATGGCAGACGTATCACAGTTGGGGTATTCAACACTTATTGACATCGTGCAGAATTACTCTTCTGCCGATGCAGGGGCAAGATTCGTTTTGCCCAAGCGCGTTCTGGACCGCATGACACCGCTGATCCGAATTATTCCCATGAAAGCCAGCAACAACATCCTTTCCAACATCGCAACCCGCACCAATTCGTTGCCGATTGCCAGCACTAGACGCTGGAATGAGGGCATCAAGGCAACAAAGTCAGTCAACGATCCGCTAAACGATCCCATCGCCCTGTTCGAGGACTACGCGGAAGTTGACCGGGACTTGTGGGAAATCCAGAACGATCCGAACGCATGGCGCTCCGATCAGGACATGAACCATGTCGAGGCTCTGTTTCAGTTGCTGGAATCCACGCTTTGGTACGGAAACTTGGCAAACAGTCCCGGCGCGTTCAACGGTTTGGCGACGAGGTTCAACAACCTCGAATCGTATCCCAACGGAGACTCCAGTTGGCAACCGAACGTCTGGAATGGCGGAGCTACTTCCGGAAACGTCACAAGCGCGTGGATGATCGAGTTTGGCGACGACACGGTGTATGGGATTTATCCTCCCAACACGCCGGCGGGTTTGAACGTCCGTGACCTTGGCGAAATGACCAAGGAACTGCCAAGCGGAACGGGTTCGATGGGGTCCAGCTACATGTATCAGGTTCTCCGCACCATGCTCCGTTGGTACATGGGAATCCAGATTGCCGATGAGCGGTGCGTGCAGCGCATTTGCAACATCAACCCCACTATTCTGTCCACCGGGAACTTCGATGAGAACATCTTCATCGCCGCGAAGAATCAGTTGCCTCGCGCCGGAGAAGCCCCCGGAACGGTCATTCTGGTCAACCGCGCGTTGAAGACTCAAATCGACATTCGCGCAGTAAGCCAGAAGATCAACACGTACTTCACGCCGCCGAGTAACGGCACAATGGATGTGTTTGGGAAAGCAGTAACTCAGTTCCAAGGCATCCCCATCTACACGGCTGAAAAAATCCTCTCGACCGAAACGGTCCTAACCTAAGGAGGCAGAGATGCCAGTCACAGACGCAGTAACTTACGTGCATGGCTCAGGAGCTTCCGCTTTCGGCCCTGTTACCAGCACCGCAACCACGTTCACGGGATACATCTCCGGCACCACTCTGTACGTTGGAACTGGCGGGACGGGAGCACTCGTACCCGGAGCGGTTCTGTCGGCCACCAGCATTACCTCAAACACCGTTGTCACGGGAATCACCGCAGTCACCGCCGCTCTCGGTGTGGGAACCTACACCGTCAGCCAGTCTCAAACTCTCGGCTCCAGCGGCGCACAAGTGACAATCACCGCCAGCCCGAATCTGGTGGGTGACACCATTGTTGTAGGTGTGACCTCTCAGGAAAGCAACCTTGAACTGGACTTCGGCGCACCCAACTCGGGCGCGGCCTATCCGTGGCTTCCTCAATTCCCCTCTACCAACGAGAAGGGTTACACCTTCCCGCCCGAAGTTATGGGCGACGGCGGTGTGGAGTTGGGGTTGCACATCATCGTAACCGTTCCGATGTACGGGGCAGCTACTCTAGCAACCGTCAGGTTTGACGTTCAAACTGGCGCTGCCACCGGAGCGACAACCATCATCGCCAGCAGGACTCTCACCATCGCTCAACTGCAAGTGGCCGGGGCGCACTACTTCATTCCCGTAAACTTCGCATCGGTGCTGGAGTTCCTTCGGTTCAACATGACCAACAGCGCCGCCGTCAACGGATACGTTGGCAACATCGTTGCTTGGTTCGGCCCGAAGTGTGGCGGGGAACAATAGTAGGAGAGCAGCATGCTTGTGCAAGCAAAGTGCAATACTCGCTCTTGGGATAGTATGTCGGCAACGATGTACTATCCCGGCGAGGTTTACGAAATCGACCGTGACTGCTCTCTCGCCAGCTTGAAGGTGGGAGCGCGGTACGTCTTTGAGTTTGACCGCAACGCTGGAAAAACAGATGCCGGGGAAACGGTCATCAGTGATTACACCTGCAAGAAGTGTGGAAATCCATTCAAGACTCTTGCCGAACTTGGACGGCACAGCAACTCCGATCACAAGAATGAGCCGGATGCTCTGCTTGCCGAACTGACAGACGGTGCTCCAGTGGATGCTCCCGTAGTGCTCGAACGGCGCGGATGCAAACCGGGCAGGACATTTACCTGCAAGGTTCCTGGATGTGGCAAGGTTATGGCGAACTTGTACGCCACGCGGATCCACAAAAAAGAGCACGAGAAAGCTCTCATCGCTGAGGCTGAGGCGGCACAAACTGAACCTGTTTCGGCATAAGGGGAACGATGAATTACTCGCAGGTTTCGTTGACGAATCTCGCGTTGAACCGCATCGGAGCACGCGGCGCGATCACCAGCATCAACGATTCCAACCCCAATGCAGTCAAGGCTCTCATGTGCTGGGACGCTGTATTTCAAGAGGTATTGTCTGAGCGAGACTGGAAGTTTGCGAAGACACGCGCCGATCTTCAACTGAGCACTACCACTCCACTGTACGCCTACCGCCACGCCTGGTCACTGCCCGCTGACTTTCTTCGATTCGTGCGCCCGCACAAACGGCCCCCAGATCGGAACTATGCTTGGTTCTGGGGGCCGGAGGGCTTCGGATTCTATCACCGTGAAGACCCTCCATTCTGGCCTCCCGGCCATGTCTATGTTGTCGAGACTCTGCCGACAGACGGCAACCGATACGTGCTGACGAACTTCGGTGGATGCAATGGAACAGTCTCGGCAAAGATCAACTACATCCGCCTGATCACCGACTACACCCAACTCATGCCGGGGTTTGTGAACTGCTTTGTGAACCGACTTGCAATGGAGTTGGCAATCGGAGTGACCGAGGACAAGCAGAAAAAAGATGACCTCCGAGCCGACTACAAAGACAGCCTCAACTCGGCGGAGGCACAGAACGAATGTCTCGACTATGAGCAGGACGAAGCAGGTAGCACAAGTTGGCAGGATGCGGGCCGCTTCGTGAGGGGCTGGTAATGCCGAGAAAGAGTTACGTTACAAGAAACGCGCTGAATGCGGGAGAAATTTCGGAACTTGTCTCCTTCCGAGATGACGTGGACAAGTACAAGAGCGCGTGCAAAATTTTAGAAAATTCGATTCCTCTTGTCGAGGGTGGCGCGAAGAAAATGCCAGGGAGCTACTTCGCTGGCCCTACCGCGCTCGGCGGGGCGATGTTCACGGCCTCAATCGCAGGGACTGCCATGACCGTAACAGCCGTAAACTATGGCACGCTTCGGGTTGGGCAGACGGTCTATGGTGATGGCGTGACTGCCGGAACCACCATCGCCACCATGGGCCTAGGAACGCAAGGCGGTGCTGGTCCGTACACGGTCAACAATTCACAGACGGTTCCGAGTGAACGAATGATGACGGCGGCAAGCGGGAAAAGCCGACTCGTACCGTTTCAGTTCTCGACAGCGCAGGGAGCTATTCTTGAGTTCTCCGCCGGGGTTGTGCGAGTGTGGCAAGCGGCAACTCAAGGATATTGGTTTCTTGGAATCACGACCGCCGCGCCGAATGAGCCGAACTATGATCCATCGCACCTTTATGCTGCCAACGACATTGCTCTGATCGGGCCGACTTCGTTCATTTCTTCGTATGGAGGAACGCCTGCAGGTTCGCTCGCCATCTCGTTCCCCTATGGCGCAACTAATTCCAGTTCAGTGTGGGTCACGTTCTCTGTCAACACGTCCGATGTTCTCAGTGTCACCGCTACCGGGACAATCCCGTCTCAGGGAATCAACATCGCACTAGCGAACGCGACCCACGCCAACAATTCAGCCGCAAACATTCAGGCAGCCATTCGGGCCTTGGTTTCGCTGAACACTACACTGAGCAACTTCGTAGACTTGTCCGAGTGGACGGTGACACCAGACACCACCTACTACGCTACGCCGTGGATCATCGCGCCTGTGAGTGAGCCATGAGTATTTTTCAACCACCATATGCGCCGCCTCCTCCTCCACCCCAAAGAAATCCACCGGGTGCGTTTTCCTTCGTGAATGCGAGTTGGATTGGGAAAGTGGTATTGGCGAACCAGAACGATCAGTTTCCTCTTACCATCGACTCGAAAGGCGTGGTGGGCTGGAACTCGACATATTGGGAGTTAACGACAAACTTCGTCGGATACCCGCTTGAGGTTGCGACTCCATACCTCGAATCCGATTTGTTCGACTTGGATTGCAGCACGCAGAGTGCGGACATTCTCTGGATATTCCATCCCAATTACCCACCCGCTTGCATTGAGAGACAGAGCGCGAATAGTTGGGCCTACAGCCTATCGCTGCCCAACCAGCAACCCGGAGAGCCGCCGTATCGTGGAACTCTGGACGTGGTGAAAACGGGATACTCGGCTCTAGGTCAGAGCATCACTGCAATCACTCAGGCGAATCCGTGTAACGTCACAGTGAGCGCATCGACGAATGTTTTTGCGAATGGTGCCCGAGTTTACATCAACCTAGTCGCTGGAATGGTGGAGTTAAATCAAGGCGAGTTCCTCATCAACAATACTCACCTTGGAAGCGGAGTATTCTCCTTCGACCTCTATGATCCAGACACTAGTTCAGGTGTAGATTCAACAGGATACATCAAATACACTGGTGGCGGATTCGCTGTCGAAGTGGTTCCGATGTTTGCTGCTACGGGCGATTATCCGAAGTGCGGCACGCTATATCAGGAGCGTCTTTGTGTTGGCGGGGCTTACAACACTCCCGCACAGTTAAACGGCAGCACTCAGGATGACTACCCTGAGTTTATCTGCGACCCGAATGCTGACGATCACGCAATTCAGTTCACCCTGGTATCGAACAAGCTAGACCAGATTCTCAACATGATCGGAACGCCAAACGCTCTCCTGATTGGAACCTCTGGGGGCGTATGGATCATGGCGGGAACTAATGGAGGGTCGCTGACACAGACCAACGTGATTGCAGCCAAGCAAACTACCGTTGGCGTCGGATCGATGCAACCGCAGTTGGTCAACGATTCAGCCATCTTCGTTTCCCGGTCGGCGAAGATTGTCATCTTCATGGTATTCAATTTCTCGACGAACCAGTGGGATAACTACGACCTCACCCGACTCAATCGCAGCATCACGCTAGGGCCGACGCTGGCACAGTCTGGCATTGTCCAGACTGGATTCCAAATCGATCCGTACCCGATATTCTGGGCTGTTCGGGCTGACGGGCAGGTGATCGGCTTGGTATTCAACAAGCAGGATCAGGTGTATGCATGGTTCCGGGTTAATATGCAGTTACAGGGAGGCAACATTGAGTCCCTCGCTGTGATCAGCGGAACGAATCAGGAAGATCAGGTTGCCATAGAGGTCAACCGGACGATCAATGGAGTAACTCAGCGGTACATAGAATACTTCATGCCGCAGGAGATGTATGGGCAGTTGTCGAACGCCTTCCTCGTGAACTGTGGGCAGCAGTTGAGCCTTCTGCCGGCCGTCGCTATCACGGGAATCTCACAGGCAAATCCAGCCGTAGTCAACGCTCCGGCGCACGGGTTCTCGGATGGGATGACGGTGCAGATCGCAAACGTCCAAGGGATGACTGACATCAATCAGGACGCTACCGAGGCCTACACCATCGCGGGCGCGACGACTGACACCTTCCAGTTGGTCGGAATGGACACAACCACTTGGCCCGCCTATACGGGCGGCGGTACGGTTATGCAGGTGGCGAACCAAGTAACCGGACTGAGTTACCTTCTCGGACAGACCGTTGTCGCCGTAGGCGATGGCGCTTTAATACTTGAGCCGACCGTTGTCACATCCGATGAGATGACGTTTCCCTACTACTGCAACCTGATCACCATTGGACTCCCTTATCAGGTAACCATTCAACCGACGAATCCTGTACTGGCAACATCAAGCTCGACAACTCGCGGGATGAAGCAAAAGTTGGACAGGGTTACGCTATCTTTGTATCAGTCCATGGGAGGTCAGTACGGAACGAGCCTAAGTTCAATGTACGACATAGTTTACGATCAGGGAACTATGGGACAACCGCCAGCGATGGCGACAGGAGAATATACCCGAGATTTGGATGCGGATTGGGATGACCGTTCGACCATCTACATCACGCAGAATGACCCGTTTCCGTTTACCTTGCGCGGCTTGATTATGAGACTCAGTTACAATCCTGATTAGCGGATTAAATATGAAATATGAAATCGTGGATTTAACGGAAGAGTACCTCGACAAGATGTTGGAGGACGCACCGAAGACAGTTCTGACTGAGCAGTTGAAGCGTGCCTACTTCTCTCTAGGCAGCGCGTCACGGTGTCTCTTGTCTGACGGTGTTCCCGTGTTCGCTGGAGGGATTGTGAACCTGCAATGGAATCGCGGGGAGGCGTGGATTCTTCCTACCAACTTCTTCCGCAAGCACGTTAAGGTCTGCATCCGAGGTCTTCGGTTCTACCTACCGTGTCTCGCCAGGACTCACCAATTTTCGCGCGTGCAGGCGACATGCGTCAAGGGTGTCCAAGCGTCCATTATCCAGCACATGGGATTCGACTACGAAGGGACTCTAAGGAAGTTCGGGCCGTCCGGCGAAACCTGCGATATGTACTCGCGTATTTTCGAGTTGAAAGAGGAGCGAACATGACGCCTCAATCGTCCTCGGCGGGGCTGTTCGGAATCGGTATGGCGGGATCGGCGCTCACAGGGTACGGCCAGTACGAAGCTGGTCAGCAACAGCGCCAAGCCTACGACATGAACGCTGCGAACCAAGAAGAAGCTATCATCCAGAAGACAGCTTCGCGGGTTGGCGCACAGGGAAGTGCCTATGCATCCTCTGGAGTGGATATTCAGTCTGGCTCGCCACTGCTTATCATGGCGGCAACGGCGGCACGAGGCGCTGGACAGGCTCGGCAAGAGGGCGACATGCTTCGCTACGAAGGGAACATGGCTGCATGGAGCGGAACCATGAGTGGCATCGGATCGTTTATGAGCGGGATGACAAAATCTCTGTCTGCTTACTACGGTTCTAC